CTTTAAGGCTTCCCCTTTTTTCTGTTATACTTGAAGTAGGTAAAAAAATTATGGAGATTTATATAACAAATTATATAACAGAGGCTCGGAGAGCCCTAAAAATGGGGATTGACGAGAATGACTGGGATTTCTGCCGCCCGATTTTATCGGCTAAAAAGCCCTTAAAATGGCCGCTTTTAGCGGCATAAAGCGGGGATTTCTGGATATTTTGTATAACACTTATATAACATCGTGTATAATGGTAGCGGAGGTGGAGTATGTATAACACAAGTTCCGCAACACAGTTGAAGAACCGCAAAGGCAAGCCTTGGCAAATGGTTATTCAAGGTAAAGATGTTAAGAAGAAGACCAAGATGGCAAGAGAAGCCAAAGGTAAGAAAGAAGCAGAAGCATTAGCCAGACAATGGATGATAGAAGAGAATGCTTTGCTTGGAAATCCAGAAGAGAGAATAACTGTTAATGATATGGTTTCTGAATATCTTGATAAGCAGTTCAAAATAGGGAAGTTAGAAGAAAGCAGTTATAATTTAGATACTGGCATTTGCCGCAGATACATTGAACCTTACATTGGCACTCTTGGATTTAAGACAGTAGATAAGAGAGATTTAGATAAATGGATAACAGAACTCTATTCAAAAGGATTGTCTCGTTCTACAGTCTATAAAGCATATGCGGTTTTGAATAAGACTTATAACTACTATATCCGCCAAGAGGAGATTGATAGAAACCCTTGTATCTTTATAGATGTTCCAAAAGGCAAACCAAGAAAAAGTTATATGACCGATAAACAGATGGAGAACCTTATAGCCGCGGTTAACCTTGAATTTGACCCTGTTGACCCAATGTATGTAGGTATCTATCTTGCTTACTATGGCGCATTGCGCCGAGGGGAAATCTGCGGTTTGAGGTGGAGAGATGTGGATTTTGAAACTGGAACTATTACGATATCTTCTGCTATTGGAAGAAAGGCTGGAGGAACTTACACTAAAGGCCCTAAAAACGAGACGAGCTACAGAACATTCGGGATGGTTCCCCAACTCCGCAAAGCATTGAAAGACAGGTATGATAAAATAAATCCTTCTAACTCTTGGTTTGTTATTGGTGAGGAAGACCAGTATATGAGTCTATACACATTCACAGGAAGATTTAGAAGATTTGTTGAGGCTTATAACCTACTTGATGCTTATGATAAACCTCTAACTCCGCATAGCTTGAGACATAATTTAGGATATATGGCTATTAGGGCTGGCGTTGATGTTGCAAGTCTTTCTAAAATTTTCGGTCATGCTTCAAAATCAATTACTCTTGAAACTTATAGTGATACTTCTCCTGAAGCAGTGGCTTTGGCTATTGATAAAATAGGAAAATACTATAAGAAAAATGACCTGGATGAATAAAATCTTCATAAGACTACTTTTTTGTTCCGTCTTGCTAACTACAATTTAGTGGTGCTATAATTTTCAAAAGGAAGGAGAAGAAAATTATGGAAATGCCAAAGAAGTTAATGTCTATCAAGGCGGAAGATTTAATGGCTCATGCAAAAGAACACGGCAATGTTAAGTGGCTGAAAGCCAAGGCCGCAGAAATCAGTGGAGAAGAGAGCAATAATATGAAGGCTTTCGCAAAACTCCGTAAGGCTTATCTTGCTGAATTCATTCCTGAACTTCTGGAAAAGAAGAAGAGTTCCAAGAAGAGCAAGAGCATCTTTGATAAGATTGCTGAAATGGAAGACTAACCGCTAATTTGCGGAAGAGAAAAATTTTTGTTATAATTACCGTAGGGGCCAAGATAAAGGTAAAAACAAAAAGTTCTCTAAAAAACAAATCCAAAAAAGGTTTAGGTTAATTAAATAACTTAAATCTTTTTTATTTTATATAGCGGAAAAGGTTATAAAAATATACTTTGGGCAAAAGTGATTTTTTATATAGTAGCAATTTTTATTACTCTTGGAGGGTTCTAAAAATCTATTAAATCTAAAAAAAACAAAAGGGAAACTTAATATATATATATATATATAATATCTATTATTATTAAAGATATATAATAGCGGAAATAGGTAATAGAAATACTTATTAACAATAGGCGCAAGCCGCCTTAGCGGCGAAGCGACTACGAGGGTTTGGGGCGTTAGGCCCCAAAGGTACTTTCCCTAAATTTGTGTGAGAAAAAAATTTTTGTTAAAATATAATTGCCAAGCAGAAGATTTGATGATTACCTGTTGGTCATTGAATGAGGTAATCAATTCGGTGAGATTAAAGACCAAAAGCATTAGGAGTTCTTCTTTTTGCCAATTGCTGATTCTCCATTAAGTAATGCTTTTGGTCTCATCTCTTTAACTTTAGTTAATAGAAAGTTAAGTAATGATGGAAGGTATTCCGTTTCTCTTTACGAAAAACCTTAAAGAGGAAGAATACTTCCTCTAACTAAAATTAAATGTCCTACGCCCTTGGACAAAAATAATTAGTTTCATTGCCGAACTTTTTATTATATATAGACGATAGTAATCGTCATCTTATGCCATGAAATAATGGTAATATACTCCTTTCTTTCACCTCGGGAGACAGTTGCTTATCCTGTCCATCTGTCTCCCCTCTTTTTTTAATACTTAAGAACATCTATTGGAGGTCAAAAATGAATAAAACAGAACAAATCACTTTTAAGATAAGTGAGAGACAAAAGAAACTAATCAAACTGCAAGCAGAGAAAAAAGGCATGAGCGTAGCAGAATACGTTCGTTTTGTTGTAATGCGAGATATAGAAAATGATAACAGCGTTAACGGCTAAAGAATGAGAAGTTCTATTTGACCTCGCATTAGGCAGATTTGATTATAACGATGAAAATGCTGAAGCCTATCAGCATATAAAGGAATTAGGACTTACTTCCGCAGAGGAGTTAAGGAGAATTAGAGAAGAATGGAATATAGAATCATTAGCAAGAGCACTGGATTAGATTTAACATTTGAGCAACAGCAAGTATTTAACAAACTATTAGAGATAAGGGGACCAAAAGTTTGAAGTCCTACAATAGAATTGCGGTGGCGGAAAGGGTATGCGGCCGCAGTTAAGGACTTTGAAGATATATACGGTTTTGAACCGCAAATGATTTATAAGGAGAAAAAGAAATGAAAGAAGTATGAAAACCAATAACCTATCAAGGATGAGAAGACCTTTACGAGATTTCTTCTCTTGGCCGTCTCCGCAAGACAGAGACAAAAGAAATTAGAAAATTATGTGTAGGTAACGCGGGTTATCTGTATTGCACTGTTCATCACAATGGTAAGACCAAATGGATATCTATCCATAGGGCGGTGGCACTTGCCTTTATTGATAACCCTTCTGGATTGCCTTGTGTCAATCACAAGGATGAAAACAAGTTTAATAATAGTGTAGAGAACCTTGAATGGTGCGATTGACGCTATAACTGCAATTATGGGACTGGAAGGCAACGAGCTATAGCAAAATTTGGAAAGCATAAGGGTAAGGTTCCAGTAGCGCAGTATAGTAAAGAAGGTAAGTTAATTGCGAAATATGAGAGTATAGCGGAAGCATCCCGCCAATCGGGCGTCAACATGACTTCACTTCGCAAGGCGGCGTATGGAGTGCAGAAGCGCCGTTCCGCAGGTGGTTATATTTGGAGGTTAGTATAATGAAGAAAGAATTAAGTAATTTATTCATCACTATTGCAAGCATTTGCTTTAGTGTTTGATTATTGGCGCAAGTTATTATCAACCCTATATCTGTTGGTAGTATTTGCGGCTGGTTAAGTATCATTACTTTTGTTCTTGGTATGGGATTTTCCTTTATGGCCGACTAATAGAGACCTTATTTTATTTATAAATAAAAATTTGTTATAATATAAATGTAAGGTAAGGAAAGAAAGGATAAGAAAATTATGTGTAAGGTAAAGGAACTCCAGAGAATTAACACTCTTATTAAGGAACTTGAAGAGCAGAAAAAGGCTCTTTCCGCAGATATCTTCTCTATTATGTCTGCTACTGGAACTGATAGGTTAGATGCGGAAGATGGTTCTTGTTTCGTTAAGTGGGTAAAGGTTGCCGATAAGGTTATGCCCGCCAAGGAAGCCTATATTAAGAAAGGCTATGAGTATTTGAGGGTGTTCTGATGGAAGAGTTGGTTCAGAAAATCAGAACACAAGAACCTCTCTACTCTGAAGATTGGTATATCATCAACAAAACCATTCAAGAAGAGTATGGCGAGTTCTTGGATTATGTCCCATCAGAAGAGGACAGGATTAAAGAGTTTCTCCGCATTCTTGCGAAATATAGGTTAGAATACCTTGATACGCAAGATTTGTTGGATATATTAAATAAGTAAATAGAGATAGGAACAGCAAAGAACTCATGCTTTGGAGAATGTGATTACTATCTCGGGTTAAGGGCAAGTTAGAGTAATTCTACTTGCCTTTTTTTAAGATTTTTTAGGAGGTAGTTCATATGGGAACTGGAAGAACTAATAATGCATCGGTTAAGGGTCCAGATGGACTCACTCAATTACAAAGAACATTTTGTGAAGAGTATGTTAAACACTTCAATGCTACCGAAGCCTATATGGCCGCAAGCACAACAGAGAATAGAGTATCCGCAAGAGTTATGGGATATAAATTACTCCAAAAGCCAGAAGTAAAGAAGGAAATTGAGAGACTTCAGAAGATGATGTATGAAGCGCAGTTTGTTAACTTTGAGCGCATTGCTTCAGAATTATCTAATATCGCTTTCCATTCAGATAGCGAACAGAGCAGATTAAAAGCCTTATCTCTTCTTCAGAAACAATTAGGTTTAGAGAAAACTGTTGTGAACGCTGATATAAATCAAACAGTAGAAATCAAAGTAGATATCACAGATGAGAATTAACTTAACGATTTCAAAACGCATGTTTTCCCCAAAACTCTATCCCCTTCTTGAGGATTACTCCCATCGTTATGAGTTCTATAAGGGTTCAGCAGGTAGCGGGAAATCTTACTTCATTACGCAGAAGATTATTCTACGCTGTTTGCGGCAGGGGGGTATCCGCATAGCGGTTTGCCGCAGATACGCAACCACTCTCCGCAATTCTTGCTTTCAGACCTTTAAGGATATCCTTTCCTCTTGGAAGATTAAGGACTACTGCAAGATTAGAGAAACTGATATGAATATCAAGTTCTGTAATGGTAGTGAGATTATCTTCTTGGGATTGGATGAAGAAACCAAGTTGTTGTCTTTAGCTGATATCTCCACTATCTTCATAGAAGAGATTTTTGAAGTAGAAGAGAGTAAGTTTCAGCAGTTGGATTTGCGTATGAGAGGTAAAGCCAAATCGCAACAGATTATAGCGGCTTTTAACCCAATTTCATCTAACCATTGACTATATGGGTTTTGTGTAGCAAATCCGCCAGAGAACCTTTTATTTAGCGAGACTACTTATAAGGATAATCCTTTCTTGAGTAAAGAGTATATAGAAGCCATAGAGAGTTATAGGGTGAGAAACCCTTGGCGATGGAATATATACGGTTTAGGTAATTGGGGTAATGACCCAGAAGGATTAGTATTTACGAATTGGCGCAAAGAAGAGTTTGATATACAACAACTTATTGCTTCTGGATTTAAGCGTAGAACTGGAAGCGACTTAGGATGGGTAGACCCAACTACTATTGTAGATACTTTCTATGACGAAGCGGGAAAACGCATTTATGTTTTTAATGAATTCTATTCTTCTGGAAAGCAGTTAGACGAGATAGCGGAAGCGATGAAATCGATGGAGCTATCTCATCAGAAGATTTATATGGATGCCGCAGAACCCCGCTCAATAGATTTCTTTAGGCGAAAAGGGTTTAACACTGTCCCTTGTATCAAAGGGCCTGATAGCGTTGAGGCTGGCATTAGTTTCTTACAGAACTTGGAAATTATAGTTCTCCCCAAGTGTAAGAACTTAATAAATGAATTGGAGAACTTCTCTTATATAAAAGATAAGAAGACGGATAAATACACGGAGAAGATGGACCATGAGTTCTCGCATGCGGTGGACGGATTGAGGTATGCTTACTCCGATATTTATACCAACCGTAAACTAAAAACCTTTGACAAGAAATTATTAGGAATATAAGGAGGTTTTAATAAATGTATTATATCTCACGAGATGAAAAACTAACCGAGATGAAGATTGCAGAAATTATATCAGCATTCAAAACGGTTGAGTTGCCGAAATTAGAGAAGAGATACCAATACTTCAAAGGCAACCAAGCAATCATGCGTAAGACTGTCAATGATGATACGAAACCATGCAACCGTATTGTGACAAATTTCTGCGATAACATTGTATCTACATACTCTGGATATCTTACAGGAATTGATATTACTTATAGTTCAGATGATGACATTGAAGCAATTCAAGATGTTCTTAACTATAATGATGTAAGTTCAGAAGATACCCAGTTTCTTGAAGATGCTTTAACTTTCGGTGTTGGTTTTGAGATTAACTGAATTGATGAAGACGGCAAACAACGCTTCAAGACATTAGACCCAAGAGATTGTATTCCAGTCTATTACAATACCTTGGAAGAAGACCTTGCCGCAGTCATCAGATTTTACACTGTATCAAACACTAATCTATTAGAAGCAGATTATATTGTTGAGGTCTATGACGAAAGGGAAACCCGCGTCTATAAAGCCAACCAAGCCTTTTCTGCTTTCACTCTAATGGATTACAAACCTAACTTCTATGGTCAGGTTCCTATCACTGTCTTTGCTCTAAACAGAGAGTGGGAGAGTGCTTTTGATAAGGTTATCACTCTTCAGGATGCATACAACACATTACTCTCAAGTGAAACAGATGACTTTGAGGCATTCTGCGATGCATATTTAGTCCTTGATGGCATTGATGATGTAGACCCAGAAGCATTACACCTAATGAAAACTAATAGAGTATTAGTTCTTCCAGAAGGTGGTAAAGCCAGCTTCTTATACAAGACTATCAGTGATACACAGATTGAAAACATGCTTGACCGCATTGAAACCAATATCCGCAAGATTAGTGCAACACCTGACTTCACAGACAGCACATTCGGAACTCAATCTGGCGTAGCAATCAAGTATAAGTTAATTAACTTTGAGAACAAGGCCAGCAAGATTGAGAAGGCAATGACGAAAGCCTTACAGCGCAGAATAGAACTTATCTGCTCTATCTTACATTTGACTACTGGCGAAGAAACTTGGAGAGATGTTCAAATCATCTTTACTCGCAATCTACCAATAGATTACCAAGACTTAACTTCTATGATTAACTCATTGCGCGGATTGGTAAGTAAGAAAACTCTTATCGCTCAACTCCCATTCATCACAGATGTAGATGCGGAAATGCAAGCGGTAGAAGAAGAGAACGCTGCTAGCTCAGCCTTATACAACTTCTCTGCTAAGAACGAGGTAGATGAAGATGAGTTATTGGAAAGATAGGCAATTTAACCAACAAAAAATACTTCTTGATAAAACAATTGAAGAGACTAATTCTCATTTAGCTAAACTTTACAAGAGTTCAATCAGAGATGTTGAAGATGACATGAGAAAACTTTATTTGGATATGTTAGTTCAAGCTGAGGATGGCAAGATAAAGACTAATGACCTTTACCGCTATAACCGCTATTGAGACCTCCGTAATGACCTCAACTCTAAACTTGTTGCTCTTGGAGAGAAAGAAATCAAGATGTTGGATACCGCTTTAACCAAGCAATACTACAAGGTTCAAGAATACTTCAATGAGAACCCAAAGTTCATGGCTAAAACCAGCAGAGGGATTATCAAAGAGGTTAGCACTATTCCTGTAGATATGAATAGTCCAATAGTAGGAGAAAAGGCAGAAGCGGTAGTTAATAGCGTTTGGTGCGCGGACGGCAAGTATTGGAGCGATAGAGTATGGGAACATAAGGCCCAACTGCAAACATCTTTAGAGAATGGACTATTGGATGTAGTGGCTCGTGGTGTAGGTCCTGATGAACTTACCAAGAGTATTATGAAAGAGTTCAATAAAGAGTTTAATGTAGCCAATACATTAATCCGCACAGAGTTAGCCCATGTCTATATACAAGCGGCGGCAGACCGATATCAAGAAGCAGGTTGTGAGTTCTATGAGGTGCTATCAGCGCAGAGTGATGATGAATGTTATGACATGAATGGAACTGTTATTCGCTTCAGTGAAATGAATGAAGGAGATAACTGTCCTCCATTCCATCCAAACTGCCGTTGCACAATACTTCCAGTAATAAAGGGGAGGTAAGCGATATGTCTAAATACATTTTAGAATGTGAAGAGAATGGAGACCTTTATGTAGTTGAAGATGAAGCAACCTTCACAGAAGGTATCATCATAGTAGATGAAAACGGCAATCTTTACTACACAGGTGAATACCCATTCGGAGGTAATAATGTTTAGAGTTGATAATGACAATAAAATATATCTAACCAGAGGTGATACCGCAGTTCTTAATTTAGTTATTGATGCAGTTATCAATGGAAAGGAATATGAGGTATCAGAAAATGATAAGGCTATTTTTACTGCTAAGAAGGGAGAAAGTGTTCTCCGTATAGAGGCCGCAGATGCAACAACTGTTAACTTTACACCAGAGTTAACAAAAGACTTAAAAGCAGGAACATATGACTATGATGTAAGATTACTCACTTCTTCTGGAGATGTTTTCACTGTTATTGGTCCAGCACATTTTTATCTTATAGAGGAGATTGGTAATGTGAACTCTGAAAGCGAAAATTAACCAAGAGGGAGAAATAGAAATAGCGGTTAATAATACAGCAACTACTGTTTTATTACCGAAAGAAGAACCATCTTTTGAAATAGATGGTGAGAAGATAGATTTCATTGTAGAAGGCGAAACTCTCTATGCTATCACAGATGCGAAAGTTCGTTTTATTTATGATGAAGCAACTGGTGTTTTAGAAATTGAGGAGGTAGATTAAATGGCTAAATACTTAATTGGAAACATCAAAGGCCCAAAAGGCGATAGGGGTGAAGCAGGCCCGACTTATACTGCTGGAACTGGTATAGATATTACCAATAATGTAATCTCCGCAACAGGTAGTGGTGGAATTACAACAGAAACAGACCCAGTGTTTGGTGCAAGCCCAGCGGCAAACATTACAGCACAGAACATATCAGATTGAAATGCAAAGTCTGATTTTGATGGAGACTACAATGATTTAACAAATAAGCCAGACCTATCCGTTTATGCAACAACAACAGCATTAGGAACAGGTTTAGCAAGAAAGCAAGATACTTTAACCGCTGGAGACAACATTACTATTGAGAACAATGTTATTTCTGCTACTGGCGGTGATGGGAGCAATGAATCAGAAGTATTTTTATTAACCAGCACAAGCACTAATAATCCAGAATTGTTGGCCTTAATTGCAGCAGGTAATGCACCAAAGTTTATTCAGTTATATAGTTATGGTCCAGTTTATTCTCTTTGAACTGATGGTTCAAATGTAACTGGAGGAACAATAAAATGATTAAATTATAGATATCAAAGCACTCCAACTGAACAATTGCAGATAAATATCAAAGTTGATAATCCTGTAACCCAAATTATGCAAATAGCAACTCCATCAGAAACTCTAAACGGTAATTTAATTACTGTTAATGCTGGTGGCTATGGTTCTTTAATTCCAAGTATTAGTGGCTATGGGAATAATTTAGTTGGATATTTCCGTTCTATTGGAACTAATTTTGCTCAAAAAACAGAAATCCCAACACCAGATGGAACAACAATTACTGAAAGCAATGGTGTTTGGTCTGCGGTTGGTGGCGGAGGAAGCATTTCAATGACTGATAATGATAACATCACTTGGAATGGAACTGCCGCAGCAAGCGTATTAGGTGTTTCTATCAATATAAATACTGGAAGCGTAGTTATTAACACATCTGCGCAAAACTTTGGAAATAATAATAAATACACAATTACAAGCCAAGATTACAATATAGATACACACCAAACAGATTATATAGAAGTTGATATCGAATTAACTGATAGTAATAGCAATACTCAACAATTAAGATTTGATGTTTCTAACGCAACATTTGATGGCGCAAATGTAAATGATATGGATAGTTTAGGTGCCTCTCTTGCTATTTCATATTATAGCAATGCTTACACTTGGATTTTTAATCTCACATATCCAGATTGAGGAACTAAAACAAATGTATCCGCTACAACATCATTAGTTTACTTAATTAGTAAAACAATAACTGGAACCGTTCCACCAGAAGTCGTTCCTATTGATGGAACAACAATTACTGTAAATAATGGAGTATTATCTGCTATTGGCGGTGGTAGTGGTTCATATACTGCTGGTAGTGGTATTGATATTACAAATGGAACAATTTCTGTTAATCCAAAAGTTATTGAGGGTAGTGGATATGATTATGGAGCACATATAGGAAGTGGCAATACCGATTCGGGTACTTATGGTTCTTTAATTGTAGGAACTGGTAATACCCATAGTGGTATGCGTTCATTAGTAGTTGGTATAAATAATAATTGTGGAGACTTCAGAAATGGTATTGTCGCTGGTAAGTATAATGATAAATTATGAAATGTCTCACCAGTAGAAGGGATTATATTAGGAAACCATTTAAGGGCAAATATCGGTGGCACATATGGATATCCTTTATTAACAGGTTCTTATAATGATACATATGATGATACCGCTCGTTTAGTTGTAGGTATTGGAGATGCTGAAAATAATCGTAAAAATGGTTTAGTATTAACTACTGATGGTAAATTATGGGCTCCTATTATGGCTCCTGATGCTTTATATCTAAAAGATGCTAACAACCAAGTATATGAAATCACTGTAGATACGAATGGAACACTAACCGCAACCGCAGTTAGCAACTCATAAAAAATTTTGTTATAACACTAACGAAGGGCAAGTTCAGTTAATTCTGGACTTGCCTTTTCTATAAATTATGAAGGGCTACCAATAGGTAGAACTTATTTGAAAGGGCTATCCCAGAGATAGAACTTAAAGGAGAAAACATTATGGATGAAAACAAAGAAACACAGGGTCAGGAAGTAGAAACTCCTGAAACTGAAGAAAAGACTTATACACAGTCTGAACTTGACGCTCTATTACAGGCAGAAACAGACCGCAGAGTTAGTGCGGCCTTGAAGAAGCAGGAGCGTAAAAACCAAGAGAAGTTAAAAGAAGCACAGAAACTCGCAACTATGAACGAGCAACAGAAGTATGAGTATGAACTCGCACAGAGAGAAGCCGCTATTGCGGAAAAAGAGAAGGAACTTGCGCTCGCAGAGAATAAGGCGGAAGCCTCTAAAATCCTTGCGGAAAAGGGCCTATCCCCGCAGTTAGTAGAGTTTGTAGTAGCAGAGAGTGCTGAAGACATGGCGTCTAACATTTCTCTCTTGGAAAAATGCTTTAAGCAAAGTGTTAAAGAAGAGGTCAATAAGAGATTGGCTGGTTCCGCACCAAAGAAAGGTCTTCCAATGGATAAGTCCATTACTAAAGAAGACTTTAGAAAAATGTCTTATGAAGAACTAATGGAATTAAAGACGAACCAACCAGAATTATTTGACCAATTAAAAAATCAATAATTGGAGGTAAAACAAATGGCAAGTAAATACGATTCAGCCAATATCAAAACTTTTGATAACGAGGCTCTTGAAGTCAAACTTGAAAATCAGTTAATTACTGCTCTTAATATGAACCAGTTCATTACTATGGACTATTCATTAACAGAACAGCCTGGCATGGTTAAGAAAATTAGAACTTATAAGGGAACTGGCGCAGTTGAAGATTTAGCAATGGGCGCAGGTAATACTACTGCTATTGGTTCTGAATTCACAGAAGAACCATATGAAGTAACTACAACTCAGGGTCATGTTCCTTTCTATGACGAGCAACAGATGAATGACCCTATTGCTATTGACAAGGCAATTCAGCATTTAAGTGAAGCCCTAACAAATGATGTTACTACTAAAGTTGTTGCTGAACTTGAAAAGGGTACTGGCACATTGGCAACTCTTGACTTTGATGGTGTTGTTGATGCTATCGCTGAATTCCCAGAAGAAAATGCTACAGGTCTTTACTTACTCATGGCAAAAGATGCATATGCTTCAGTTCAGAAGGCTTGCAAAGACCAGCTTAAGTATGTTGAAGACTTTGTGCGCAGAGGCTATGTTGGCCATTTAGCAGGTGTTCCTATCTATGTTTCAAAGGCAGTTGCCGATGGTAAAGCATATCTTGCTTCAAAAGATGCTATCACATGCTTCATGAAGAAGGGTGTTGAAGTAGAACAGGAAAGAGACGCTAACACTCGTAAGAATGATATCTATGGCCGCAATGTTAAGGTCATCGCCGTAACCGATGCTACGAAGATTTTTAAGTTTGGAGAATAATTAAATGGCTAATAAAGCGATGGAGAACGTGGAAGTCTGGAAAGACATACCTCATTATGAGGGCTTATACCAAGTAAGTAATCTTGGCAGGATTTGGAGCGTTAGAAAGCAGAGAACGCTAAAACCAGCAAAGGCTCCTAACGGATATATGAGAATTAACTTATATGCTCCAAATCAAAAAAGAAAAACCGAAAGTGTGCATAGATTAGTTGCAATGGCATTTGTAGATAATCCAGAAGCAAAACCGCAGGTTAATCATAAGAACCAAGACAAAGAAGATAATAGAGCAGTAAATCTTGAATGGGCTACCGCAAAAGAGAATATCAATTACGGAGACAGAACAGAGAGATGCTCTATTACTCAAGGTAAGCCTATTCACCAGTTTGATTTAGATGGTAATTGAATTGCTACTTATCACTCTGTTGGAGAGGCCGCAAGATTAACTGGCGCAAGTGTTTCTGGTATAAGTCAATGCGCTAATGGGCAACAAAAGAAGCACAAAGGTTATATATGGAAATACGAAAAACCTGAGGAGGTAATATAAATGATTGAAGATATAAAAACCCTGCTTGGGTTAAATGATGATAGCAAAGACGAGTTGCTTCAACTTATAATAAATCTCGCTTCAGATGACGCCAAAAGTAAAACAGGTTGTGAAGATATGCTAATCTTAAGGTCAGTAATTATTGATATGGTAGTATATCGCTACAATAGGTTAGGCACAGAAGGATTAGAAAGTGAAAACTATTCCAGTGTTTCCTACCATTATTCTTCTGATTACCCTGAAAGCATTTTAAGTGCTCTCAACTTCATTAGAAAATCCCAAAAGGGAATGGGGAGTTTCAAAATCCTATGGTAATCAATAGAGAGATGCGCCAAGCGCAGATGTATTCTCTCGGTGTTATGGATGAATACGGCCAAGAGGAAATTGATTTAGAGAATGCAGTTCCTATTCAATTAACTTTTGGCTTGTATAACCATCACGATACAGAAGATGTGCGTTATCAGGATGTTGAATACACTGGCCTCACTCATTCAGTTGTATCTGATAAAAACATTATCCAAATCGGTGAAACAAAATACAAAGTTAAGTTTGTTAATCCTTTTGGAAGGTTAAATCAAGTCTTTTTAATTACTTACTAATTAAGTAGGATTTCACAATGGCTCATATAATAATTGGACTTGATAGACTAAATGTTAAATTAGATAAATTGAAAAATGCGAACAGTGAAAAGGCAATGGCAGACGCATGTCTCCTTGTAGAGAGAAGTGCTAAGGAAAAGGCTCCAACAGGAGACACGGGTATTTTAAGAGATAGTATAACTTCTGAATACAACGCTAAGGAAGGCCGCATAGGCACTAACCTTGAGTATGCGCCTTATGTGCATCAAGGAACTGGTATCTATGCCGTTAATGGCGATGGCCGCTCAGATGTGCCTTGGACTTACTTTAGTGAGACAAGACAGCAATTCTATACTACTTCTGGACAGCAACCGCAACCTTTCCTAACTGACGCTTTTGAAGAAAACAAAAAAGAGATAAAAGAATTATTTGCTAACGCGATTAAGGAGGCCATTTAATGATTGATTATAAACCAACTTTGGTTAATGAGTTGAAGACTATTGGTCTCCCAGTTCATTACGAATTATTTTTAACGAAAGATACAGAAGTTCCTTGTATCTCTTACCAAGAGGGAAACAATTCAGTTCATGCGGATGGAGATACTTTAGGATACTCTGATATAACTTTCCGAGTAAAGGTTTGGAGCAAGAGGGTTAAGGAATTAGCCCAATACTCCAAAGAAATTGATAGTCTAATGCGCGGGCTTGGTTTTGAACGTATCAGCACCAATGAACTTTGATTGGATGGTATAGGTCAAAACCTTTTAATATACCGCGCATTAGGTTTAGAGCAATACTAAATGGAGGTAAAAAATTATGGCAACAGCACATGCTGGTATTTTAAGTAAAGACGTTGAGTTCTATCTTGATAATGCCAAGGTAGAAAATCTTCAGGAATTCCCAGATTTAGGTGGTGCGGCAGACCAAGTTGATGTTACAACATTAGCCGATGGCGCTTATATGTATATCAATGGTATCAAGGACTATGGTTCTCTTGAGTTTACATTCTTATACGATAATAAGGGCGCTACTTCTAATTACCGTGTATTAAGAGCGGCAGAAGAAGATGAACAGGCTCATGATTGCAAGGTTAAGTTCCCTGATGGAACAGAATTCTCTTTCAGTGGAATGATTTCAACAACAATTACTGGTGCTGGCGTTAACGCCGCTTTACAGTTCACTGCAACAGTCAACTTACAGAGTGATATTACTGTAACAGACCCAGCAGGTAACTAATTTGAAATTTAGGGTAGGTGGAGAAATCTACCTACCCATTATTTTTTTGAAAAGGAGAAATAGAATATGCTTTCACATAAGTTTACAGTAAAAGGCAAGGATTATGATTGCCGTTTAAGCGCAAAGGCTTGCGTAGAATTGGAAAAGAAGCTTGGAACAAACCCTCTTAACATTTTCATGGAGATAGCCCAGAAGGGACAGGTGCCAAGTGTTGAAGTCCTTATTACAATTTTACAGGCTTCTTTGATTCAGTTTAATCATGGAATGTCTATGGATAAAACATACGAACTTTATGATGACTTTGTAGATGAAGGACATAACATTATGGATTTAGTTCCTGAACTTTTGGAAATCTTTAAGGTATCAGGTCTAATTCCAGAAGCAGATGAAGTAAAAAACGCGTAGAGGAAGGTTCCAAGGAAGACCTTCCTAAAACGTGATTAGAGTTATTTGAGAAGTTATTGCCAATTGCCCTTAGAGCAGGTGTAAATATCCTTGACTATTGGAATTTGACATTAAAAGAGATTACAGCAATTCTCAATAACTATAAAGAAGTAGAAGAGACGAGGGCAAAAGAACAAACTATCATTATGTATAACCAAGCGCATATGATAGCGGATTTCGTTAGCCTTCGATTAAACGGAAAATCCATACCTTCCTATGAAGAACTCTTCCCGCAACAGCAGACGGGGGAAACCTCCGAAGCGCAGAAGGAAAGAGACTATAAAGCAATGATGCTTCAAAAGGAGCAATGAATGTTTTTTGCGAAACAACATAACGCCAAGAGGCGTAAGAATTTAGGAGGTGATGGCTTATAACACTTGAAAAATTAGTAGTTATTATCCAAGCCGAAACAGCGGCATTAGAAAAAGGCATAAATAGAGTAAAAAGCCAATTATCTTCATTAGAAAGCCAAGCGAGCAAAGTATCAGGAGCCATTTCAGGGGCTTTTAATAGAGCATCTTCTGGAATGAGTAAAGCCTTTAAGGCTGTTTCTCTTGGTGCTTTAATGGCAGGGCTTGTTGGTTTCGGTAAGACGGCATTGGATTCGGCTTCAGACCTCCAAGAATGACAGAATGTAGTTCAAGTAGCATTTGGCGATGCTATTACCGAGGTTGAGAAGTTTAACTCTATGGCGGTTAGCCGCTTCGGCTTATCGGGTATTGCCGCAAGAAAATTAACTGGAACCTTTATGGCTATGGCGGATGGTATTGGTCTCTCTAATGAGGCTGGTGCTAAAATGGCTATTCAGTTAGCGGGCTTATCCGCAGATATGGCTTCCTTCTTCAACACAACAACAGACCAAACTTCTAATGCTTTGGAAGGTATCTTCACTAACCAAACCAGAGCATTAAAGCAATATGGTATTGTTATGACGGAAGCAAACTTGGAAGCCTTCCGTATGGCAAGAGGTATCCAAACTGCTTATTCAGACATGAATGAAGCACAGAGAGTAGCATTGCGCTATAACTATGTATTAGCCGCAACTGCTAATGCTCAAAACGACTTTGCCAGAACATCTATGAGTTGGGCTAACCAAATGCGCCAATTACAGATGAACTGACAAACACTAACTTCTACTGTTGGTGCTCAATTGATTAACATCTTAACACCAGTAGTAGCAATCCTAAACAAGATATTAAAGTTGGCTATTTCAGTAATCAATGCTATTGCTAAAATCTTTGGCGGCACAGGTATTAAAGGCTTATCTACCGCTCTTGGAGATGCGGGTGGAGCCGCAGGTGGTTTAGCAGATAACATTGGTGATGTAGGAGATGGACTTGGAGGGGCTAATAAAGCCGCCAAGAAGTTCAAGGCTACTATAGCTGGCTTTGATGAACTTGAAGTCCTTAACTCACAGCCTACCTCTGGCGGAGGTGGCGGTGGAGGTTCAGGAGGAGGCGGTGGCGGCGGAGGTGCTGGTGCCGATGACCTTGACTCTTACTTTGACCTCTACGAGGAAGAAGGCCTATTAGGAGACTTTGAAGACTTCTTCCAAAAGATTAAGGATATGATGGACGCCGACAACTGGGAAGGTGTTGGTGCCGAAATTGGTAAAGGCTTGAATAAAGTCTTCCAAGTTATTGATGATTTCATTACTAATAAACTTGAACCTTTTGGCGTTCTATGAGCAAGTAGAATTGCAAGAGTTCTAAATGGTTTAATAGATGAAGTTGATTGAGACCTAATCGGTAAAACATTTGCGGATGGACTAAACGCATATATCCATATAGCAAATGAGTTCTATGAGACCTTTAACGCATTGAACTTTGCTGTTGGAATTGCCACTGCTATTAACTCTTGGTTCCGCAATGTAGATTGAGATGGCCTTGGCGCATATTTAGCCAATAAGTTAAACTTCCTTGGAGATATGCTCTATGGCTTCGCTACTACTATTGATTGAGAACAAATCAAGAATAGTATTCAAACCGCACTTACATCTCTATTTGAAAGATTAGATGTAGAGAAGATTAAAGTATCAATCCAGAAGTTAGTTAATGATGCATTAGATTTCTTAAAATCTGTTGATTGGTATGAGATTGGACATACTGTTGGAGAAATGTTAAGTGGCGTTGATTGGCTTGGCGTTTTCAAATCCGTTAAGGATGATGTTATCTGGCCTGCCTTCAAGGGTTTCTGGGATGGCTTAATGAGCGATGGTAAGAACTTATTGATTGGAACTCTTGGTAAAGTTGGTTCTTGGTTCAAAGAGAGTTTCTGGGGTCCATTTGCCGCAGCCGCTTTTGGTGCTGTTGGAACTAACATTATGTTAGGCGCAGTAAGAGGATTCTTTAATAATACAGAAGGACACCTTATTACTGAAATTGGTAAATCATTCACTTGGGTGTTAGGTTCCTTAGGTGGTCTTATTCCATCTTTTGGTAATAAATTACTTGGGAAACTCAACAAGAATATATTAGCCCCTGTAAAAGATTTCTTTGAAATATCTCTACCAAATATCTTTACAGATATTAAAGTTGGTAACTTCAAAGGTATCTTAACAACAATACAAAGTATTGGTGTAGATTTCAGTAAGTTCTGAGGTCCTGCCGCCGCAGTTGTTGTAGCACTATCCTCTGCTTATGGAGGATTAGGTGGCGTATTAGAGAGAGTTAAGAAAGCCTTCTCTGATGCTTGAGAATACGCAAAAATGTTCTTTGAAGCCACTGGTGCCGCAGGTGCAGTTGAGAGATTAAAAGAAGCATTCTCTAAATTAGGTGGAGCGTTAAAGCAAGTCTATGATGCTCTCGCAGGTCTGAAGCCAGTTTGGGAAGTTTTATTTAATGTTATTTCCGCTTTTGCAGGAATTGTTATTGGTGCTATTGGTAGCGTGTTAAGTGTTGTTGCTGATTTAGTCAGTGGCATAGTTACCGCAATTGCTTTCATTATTAGTAAAGCATCTGAATTCATTGATTGAGTATTAACTGGCATTGGCAACTTAGTTCAAGGCGTAATTGATTTCTTCACCAATATGAATGATACAACTGTTCTTACAACTCATGGAATGTGAGATGCAGTTGAGGGTCTATTTGGCAATGCCATTGATTGGGTAGTGAATGCGGTGAATGGTTTTGTTACCACTCTCGTTAACTTCTTCACTAACCTGAAAGATAGGGCAGTAGAAATCTATACAAATATCAAAAACTTCTTATCAACAACTTGGAACGCAATCAAAGAAAATACCATAAGTCTATGGAACTCTATTAAACTCTGGTTAACTCAAACTTGAGAAAACATAAAACAGACAATCACTAACACTTGAAATGCTATTAAAACCTTTACAAGCCAAACTTGGGAGAGTATTAAATCTACTCTTTCCGCAATTTGGGAAGGTATTAAGAGCGTTATTTCTAATGCTATTGGTAGTGCCAAGAGCACTATTAGCAATGCATGGGAGAGTGTTAAGACTACTACAAGCAATATCTGGAATGGTATTAAATCCACTATTGGCGGTATTTGAGATGGTATTAAGAGTAAGGCTGAAAGTGTGACTGGTTCAATCAAGTCATTCTTCTCTAACGCTTACAACAGCATCAAGAATACTTGAGATGGATTTGGTAGCTGATTCTCTGGCGTATTCAGTGGTATTGGTGGAGTAGTTAGAAGTGCCCTAAACGGTATTATCAGCATTATGAATAGATTTAGTGTTGATGTTCCAGAAGGTGTTCCACTTGTAGGTGGAAGCCACTTTGGATTTAACATTCCTTATCTTGCGAAAGGTGGCATTATTACAAGTCCAACAGTAGCAATGATGGGTGAATATAGTGGCGCAAGCACAAACCCTGAAATTGTTGCTCCGCAATCACTATTGAAAGAAACTATTGATGCAAGCAATGGCGAGATGGTATCAGCACTATACCAGATTGCTACACAAATAATTAGTGCAATTGATGGTGTTGATTTCTCTGTCTCTATTGGAGATGACCAAATTGCGAACGCCGCAAACAGAGGAAACAACGCTTATAAAAAAAGAACAGGAAAGCCTCTCTTCTCTATGTAGAGAGGTTTTTCCTTTTGATATTAGGAGGTTTTAGTTATGGCAAGACCTTATACTTACGATAATTTAGAGACTTTTGGAGTTAGTCTTGACGGTTCAAATTGGCATTACTTTCCTGCTAAAAGTCTAAAAGAAAGCGATGAAAGTTTAGCATCAGAAGATAGTGGTAGAACTCTTGATGGGGTAATGCATATCTATTGGGTTCAGAGAGACTTGAAGAAGATTGAAATTGTATTGCCGCCATGCACTTCTGGTCTACTAAATGAGTTAAAAAATCTTGTTCAGGGTAAAGAATACTATATCAGATGGAAGAGTTTTGAAGGCGGCTGGCTAACAAGATATGTATATACATCAAACTTAAATGCGGACATGTATAGTGGCGTTCTATATGGTGGTCTTTGGCAAGATTTTGAGTTCCATGCAATAGAGTTGGGGAGTTAGTGTATGAGAAGTAAAATTGATATTTTCCAAGGACTTGAAAACCCAACTCATAGATGGAATAAATATGATACCAATACTTACGAAGAAGACAAGTATGATTTATTTTTCAAAAATAGGTTTAAGACTAAACATGGATATGAAAAGTATTCGGTATTAACTCCACTTTTGGAGGATATGGTTCTCTATAATAAATACGATATGAGACGCGGTAATAATAATGTTGCGTGAAAATATCGTATTCCAGATAAAGTAAAATATGATGTATTAAATGAAGGCCAATTAGAAGTTAATGGCACAGACTATTTAGCCTCTGTTAATCCAATCTATTGGTATTCAGATAATGATAGATATACACTTGAATTTGAAACATCATTAACTCCAATTAAGCAACTTGATGGACAAGTTTATAGTTTTTGAAATACTGGTTCTCATACAAAAGAAAATGGTATTTGAATGGCTGATTCAAATATCCGTTATATATTAACAAATGGGGACTTTATTTTTGGATTTGAATATAATGGATATAATTTACCATTCAGTGATGAAGTTGAGCATTATGGGTATAGTGATAACCCATGAGTTTGGGATGAATTTGCGCGTCAATCTAACCCTTCACCATATCCGCATGTTGAGGGTAGGGCATTAGATATATTTGTAGATTGGAATAGTCCAGCATTAACAAGAGCGGGTGTTTCAACATATCATACTAAAACCAGATATTTGTTTTTTGATAAACGGAGTGTTCTAAATCCTGACCCATTCAAGCCTGAATGGATGGTGATTCAAATTGCTTCTGATTTATGGACTGGCTGGAGAACCTATATAGACCCGCAATCTTCAATTCCTTATATTGGAAACTCTTATAATGAAAATTATATAACTCCTGTTTCAACTATTTTATTAAGTGAAAAAGATATTACTATTAACGATAGACCAGTAAAATACGGTATATCATATAACTCAATAATTGAAAATAACTATGTAAAACTAATCTGAAATAATTCTAAACCATTTGTATGGACACCTTCTTCTGGAATTGAACCAACTAATAATCCATATTATTTAGTTGCTAAACATAATCCAACAAATACTTATTGACAGTGAAGTGATAACTCAGGCAGTGAGAGAAGAGAAGCAAGTGTGTGAAAACATAATTCTTTCATTGTTAAGTATTTATATGGTGGCTGAGTTAAATCAGATACCAAACCATCTGGAAAGAAATATGTTAATCACGCTGATAAAGAAGATGTTAGTGAATATCTTGTTAAAATAAGTGGTTCATTAAACAGATATAAGGTTTGCGTTTGAGGTTATTCTCCAACAGAAAATACAAGAACTGAAACTGATGGTTCAAGATATAGTAATATAGAAAAATCAATAAAAACTGTTTATAAGCCAACGTACTACACAGAAGAACAAACTGGCTGGCATTATTATAGTGTTGATGAAGAACTTGAATATGAGTGGTTCATAAATGAAAATACAAGTTATGTTTTATGCCGAGTTGATAACTCTGTTGAAGAATTACATGATTTAGTAATCTATAAACAAATATATTCAGATGGAATTGTTGTAAGCAGAGATGAAATCTTGAAAGAGCCATGAGAAAACAGCATTGACTATAGGGGATGGCTAAGTAGAGTAATTACTATTGAAGATATTAACTATTATTTTGCGGTAGCATGAGATTATAATTGTTTTTCATCTTTAACTACTAACTTAACAAATAATACATTATACAAATCCAGTGTTTCAGATACAGAGATAACTGCATTTAACAGTGAGGCATATTCTGATAACTCCGTTTTTAGTGATACATTTAATTGGTATGTTTTATTAAGAGAACCTTCCCAAGAAATGTTAAAAACAAGTTATGTTAGACATTATTCAGGAAGCGAAAATAGTGCAATTTACTATACCTATTATCAGATTCCGCAATGAGTTTATGGGGATGGTGAAACTGATTGTTATGTAGTTCCACCTCATGAGATATGAACCAAATGGACAACAACGGAAATTGATGATACTGATGATTTTAGTATTAAATACGGTAATTTTGTAAATGGTGATATTTTAGATGTTGCGGGAAATATAGGCTATAAAAAAATACTTGTAGATACTATTAGATATGGTTTCTCATATCCAACAGTTTCAATCTCAACAAATAATGAACCTATTTTAACCTATATTCACAAGGATGAATTAGCCGATATTTATTCAAATATCTATACTAATAAGTATTACAAACCAGCTCGCACATATACAATTAGTCTTCATGATGCAGATTTATTTACAATAACAACTAATGAAACTGATAATTATGATTATCATGTTTTAGGTGTTGCCTCTAATTCACCTTGCTACACGGTATTACAAGAACATTGGGATAGTGGAGAAGTCTATTATGAGATGACAACACATTCAACAACTGATTATTACGCTGATGAAGCAGATTATATTCCTATTTATCTAATTAAAGTAATGAAGCATGCGGCAAATGACTTCTATGTTTTGAACAAACAACTTGTACCATACGATGTTTATGATATATGGGAACCAACAGACCCAAAAGAAATACAACAAGTTGTTTCTGTTGTGCCGATTTGGCATATTGATAAGACAAAACTATTAGAGCGTATCTATGCAACAGTTTATGACTATGACCATAATACTCCTGATAGATGATTAACAATACCGCAGTATTACTTTAAGGCTGGCACAATGGTTCCTGATAAGCACTGGCCGCAAATGATTTATGAGAAAAATCATTATGATGATGTTGAGTTTTTAACAGAAGATGAAAAGATTTATTCTACTTTTGGATACAATGATGGCCCAAGCATTCTAACTCCACTTCTTCCCGCAGAACCGCCAGAATACAATGAAGGGGAACTGTTTTACAGATATACTGAAACCTTTAAGGAGTTCTACACAAGCGGCGCGAAGGCTGGAACAATTTATTCTCCTATTGGAACTAATCCTGAAACAGAACTTTATTTAACAGGAACAAGCCCATCAGGAATTGAATATAATGAAAGCAATTTGTATGGTTATGTATATAAAGGCACAGAAGAAATAACTATTAAAAATGCTTTAACTGGTATTGCTACTTCTGATAGTTTCGGTGCCTATCCAAAAGACGGTTTATCGGGTGATGGTTATTGATACGAGTATATCGGCACAGATGAAATAATGGTTGAACTCACATGAGATAAAACTAATTTGCGCTCAGTGCCAAATTATAATTTAGATATTAACTCTAACCAAGATTTCACTATTGGAGATGTTGCTGGTGCTTCATTCACAGTAGATGTGCAAGGTAATGTTAAAGATAATATCAGATACCTTGGCCGCAAATGCAAGCTTTATTATGATTTTAAGAACCAAGGTGAGTATGTTGATTTTGGAACATTCACCATTGATGATGTTAAGTTCATGAACCATCAGGTTTCTACTATTACCGCTTACGATAATATCAAGAAGTTTGATGCGCTTGTTTATGAATACTTAACATCTGATAATGTTAAGCCATTATATCCAATGGCTGCCAAGACATTATTCCAGTTAATGTGTGAGTATTGTGAAGTTCCTTATTACACAACTATGGACTTCTTAAACAGTGATAAACTCTGTTATGGCCCATTTGGTGATGCGAACTTAACAGCCCGCCAAGTATTGAGTTATATAGCGGAAATTGCCGCAGGTTATGTTGTGTGTGATGTGAATGGTTTTGCGGTTCTTAAGACCCATAAACCTTATGACAAGATTAAAGGTGAAACCGCACAGCCATATAGCACTGACTATGAAAACATTCTTCCACTTATTACCTCTTGGTCTGGTGAAAATCCAGAAGTGGAGAGAAAAGAATATGGTCTTGACGAACAATCATCACAGAGAATGAATATCTTCCCAACAGAGATAATTGATAGTGCGGCATTTAATAACGCAGATGCGGAAACATACATTAACTACCGTTATGACTTAAATGCTATCTATGATTTCAGTGATAACCCGTTTATGGCCTTTATATCTTCGCAGGAAGAGGCAAACAATATCACAGATGGTATATTAGACCAGATTGCGATGATAGCCCCTTATGAGGAAGCACGCTTCTATTCTGGCGAGATAGCACTGAAAGAAATTGACATGTCCTCTTTCGGTAATAAGACTTATGTTAGACTGTTGGATTATAGTGCAGATTTATTTGTTCCTACTACAATCAATATCAATGAAAGTGGTATTACATTAGAAAGCAAGGGACAACCAAAATACTCTACAAAGATTGTTAATTCAGAGTTGGCTAAACAGGTTGATAGTTTGAAGATGAATATCAAGGAAATTAAACTTACTATTCCTGATGCGCTATCTGATACATTGGATAACCATGGCCAGCAAATCACAAACATTGAATCAGATTTAGGAACTGTTCAATCTGACCTTGGCGCAGTTCAATCTGATGTGTCTGCGGTTCAGGCAAGTGTTAGTAGTTTGGATACTGAACTTGAAACCCAGAAGACAGAGACAAGCACACAGTTCAGCAATGTTCAGCGCAGAGACGATGGACAGGATGATAGATTAGATGCGCTTGAGGCAAAAGATACTCAACATGACACTTCAATCTCTGAACTAACAACAACTACAAACTCCAATACTTCATCAATCTCTTCATTAAACACTACTGTTGGAACTCACTCTACTTCAATCAGTAATTTACAAAACACTGTTGGAGGACTGCCAACAAAACAATATGTTGATGACCTTAACCAAATTGAGACAATCAATAATGGCTTAAAGTTAAAGATAGGTGAAGGTGAGATTAGTTTCACTGCTAATAATGGATATCTTCTCATTAGTGATGGAACTACTGTATGAAAATTAAAACTGGAGGTAAATAGCTAATGGAAGAAATCGCGGGTATCATATCAACATTAGGTTTTCCTGTCTTTGTAGCAGTTGCGTTATTTTACTTTGCTACCAAGTTTATTGAGACACAAGTAGCGCAATATGATGAAAGAGAGAAAAAACTAATTGAAGCCTACAAAGCGAATGAAGAGAGGTATTCAGCGCAGTTAGATAAATTCACAGAGAGTTTGAATAACTTCAATATCACTCTTACGAAAATAGACGCAAGGTTGGCTTGATTGGAACAACAATTCCAAAAAGAAGAAGAGTAATACATAAAGGGAAGTCTTTAAGGCTTCCCCTTTTTTCTGTTATACTTGAAGTAGGTAAAAAAATTATGGAGATTTATATAACAAATTATATAACAGAGGCTCGGAGAGCCCTAAAAATGGGGATTGACGAGAATGACTGGGA